GCTTCTGGGGCTTGTAGGGGCTACAGAGTGGCCTTGATGGTGGCGCGGGCGTGCTTCTCGATGTCGGTGCTTGAGTAGCCCTCTGGCACGTTGCCGGTTAGCAGTGTGAAAGCGTGGCGCATGCCGTCAATGAAGCCCTCTTCGTATTTGCGCTCCAAGGTGTCTTCGAATTCGAAGCCGTTGCGCTCTTCGTTGCCGATGGCAATACAGAAAGCGCCTTCGCTGTTCTCAAGTGATTCGTAAAATGACTCGGTGTTCATGTGTCCCTCTCTGTGCGGGCACGGTGCCCGGCACGGTTCAATTCTGGCACGGCACAGCACCGCACCACTTCCAGCCGTCCCCTTCTAGCCGGCAGGTTTAGTGAGCAGTTTTACGACATGCTCAGGTCGCTTGAAGGGACAAGTTATCGGATGATCCTTGGTTGCTGGATCGCGGCAAAGGTGCCGTGGGTTAGGCGAATTGGTGCCGGCTTGTTTGGGTTGTCGCTGTTGCCGAGCTCGATTTTCCAATCTTCGAGCTTCTTACCTAGTCGATCGACGACCTTGGTTAGGCGACTCAATAGGGTTAGCGATAGTTCAACCGGGGTTGCTTCGGTGCCACGTTGCCACTTAGCAACCATCTCAGACACTGGCGGGTAATTGCCCTGCACGTGGCGGGCGATGATGGCTTGGCCGTTGAATTGCACGGTATAACCTTCATCGTTCAGCTCGATGGTGCCGTGCATGTTCATGCCCTTCAGCGTCTTGATTCGACTGATGAAGTTAGCGACGCCGTGAGTGATTCCAAAGGTGATAGTTTCGCCTGAGTAATCAAGCTCATAACTAGCGCTAACGATTGCATAGCGGTCGGTTGCCACGGCAACAAGCATGCCGTCGCTGAATAGCGTGCAACGGACTTGCTCAAGCACTGGCACGCCAGACTTGTCTTTTGAAGCGATGTTGATAAGTGATGCAATTGACTTAGCGGTTGCTAGGTCGATGTTGATAGTGCTCATTAGATAGTCCCTTCAGACTTATTGGTTATCGCTAGCGGTTGTTAGCGATGGTTATAGTTTGCCGGCTAGTGCAACACTGCACGATTCCAGCCGTCCCTTCTACTCGGTAGGGGGGTTGAGCAGTTTAGCGACTTGCTCAGGTCGTTGGTGCTATGCGTTTACTGGTGATTCCTCATTGCGGTTGGAGCGAACCAACACGGTGCGGGTGAAAACGCTGGTGCCCCAGCTGATATCGTGCCCGGCTGATTCGGCTTCGACCTCAACCGATGTCCCGGCACGTTCGCCGTTGTCCCAGTCACGGATGCGAAGCTTGCCGGTCACAACGATGCGGTCACCCTTGTTGAATGATCCTGCCATTCCGATTGCTAGTTCGTGGAAGCCGGTCACGGTGAACCAATTGGTTTCGCCATCGACCCACTTGTTCTGGTTCTTATCGAACCGGCGCTGACTTGAAGCCAGTCTGAACGATGTAATCGGTAGGCCGTCCTGGGTGACTAGGTGGCGTGGTGTGGTGGCGATTAGGCCGGTCACGGTGATTGATTCTGACATTTTGATTCCCTTCATTGATTTAGTGGGTCTAACTGACCCCCAAGCCCGGCTGTAGGGGGATACAGCCGGGCAAGGGCATTGGTTAGTCCTTCTTTAGTTCGTCCAGAATTGCGGTGTATAGCGACTTGATTAGTTTGGCCTTGTGACTGGCTGGCAGGTCATACCAACTGAATGACCCGGCGCTCAATGCTTGGAGTTTATTGTATGTAGCAAAGAGGGCGTCCTGTTGCGGGCCAGTCAATTCCCAATAGATACCGAACCAGTCTGGGCTTAGCCCGGCGTGGCTAGCCAAGATGTAGGCGGTGACACGTGCGTGCTCTTCCCTAGTTGGGGTGATGTCGATTGTCTGCATTTCTGTATCCCTTCTGAGTGAGCCGGGAGCGGGGGTGCCCCCGGCTTCGATAACAATTTCAGCAGAGTTGATGTTGTGAACCAATTCCAGCCGTCCCCCTATAGCTAGCAACGCACCCCTAAAAATTGAATTTGCAATACCTGTCTACTAACTTTGCTATACTCGCTTGTATGGAAATTTTTGAGACTGTAAACATAGCGATGACTGTGACACTTGTTATCGTTTGCATTGTGTGGCTGGTGATGTTTTAGTGGCTCGTATCGCAGATCATCCCATAAGGGTCGCTCGCCTAAAGGCAGGGCTGTCCCAGAATAAGTTGGCCGGTCTCGCTGGCATCCATCGCTCGGCTCTCACAGCTATTGAGGATGGCAGAACCCAGAACCCCACAGACAAGCTGATCGGCACCTTGGCGACAAGCCTAGGTATCTCGGCCCAGTCATTACGTCAGGAGATTACCGAATGGTTAGACAAGCCCTTGCCAAATTCTTTGCGACCATCAGCACAAAACTTGATGCTGATACCGCCTTACACACTTGGGCAGTACTACAAGACGTTTCAGCAGTGGAGATCAGAAATTGCACCTACCCAGACAGCGTTTGCGAGTTTGTTGCGTATCAATCCTGCGATTGTTCGTGATTACGAGAACGGCAAGTACCAAGTGATGCCGGATAGCTTGTCGGGCAAGATGCTCAAAGCATTCGAGCAATACGGCTTTAGCCCGGACTACCTAGTTGCATTGGAAGGATTGCCTCGTGGCTAAATTGATTGGACTGTCTGGCTACGCCAGATCTGGCAAGGATACCGTTGCCGACTTTTTGGTCGCTAACCACGGCTTTACCAAGGTGAGCTTTGCTCAGCCTATGCGTGATGCGCTGTACGCGCTGGATCCGATTGTTGGCGAACATGAGCCAGTACGCCTACAAAGCGTAATTGATAAGCATGGTTGGGATGGCTATAAGGCGTCTGAGTTTGGCGACGAGATCCGGGCCTTGATGCAGCGACTTGGCACCGACGTTGCTCGTAAGCAATGGTACGAAGGCTTCTGGGTTGACCTTGCTATTGACAAGGCGCTAGAGCTGCTAGACACCGGCAAAAACGTAGTGTTCACCGATGCTCGTTTCCCAAACGAAGCAGAGATGATCAAGTACTACAACGGCGAAGTGTGGCGCATCGAGCGAGATGGCGTGGGTGCAGCTAATGCTCACGTAAGCGAGACGGCGCTCGATACCTACGGTTTTGATCGCATTATTTACAACAACAGCACGATTGCAGACTTACATGAAGAGGTTGCTCAGTGGATCTAAGTAAATTCGAGACGAGGTTAGAAAGTGAAAAAAAGACAAAAGAGCAAGCCCTTTTTGAGCGTGTATTGGCAGCTGCCATTGCCGCGGATAGACAGGGTTTATTCCTGGAAACTTCAGTTATTCTGGACCAAGATGCCGAGCTTAGTAAGGATGAGCTGGAGCTTGTGTGGCAGTCATCGAAGTTTCAGAAGGCACTGTCTGACCGTGGTATCAAAACAACATCTAATCCAAACCTCACGCTCCGTCAGGAAACTTTCCTTCAAGCGTATCTAAACCCGCTCAACATGATGCCACCGCAAGTCTTGGCTAAGCGGATGAAGATCAACCTAGCTGAGATCGATGGCTGGATGCGCCAGAAGGAATTTGCAGCTGCCATGTCAGCTAAGGCTGAGGACAACCTAAAGAAGTACATCCCGATGGCGGATGCTGCTCTGGGCCAGCTGATCCAGCAGGGTGACATGAAGGCGATTACATTCGTCAACCAGTTGACCGGGCGCTTTGATCCGAACGCTAAGCAGAACCTTGACTTGCCAGCGATCTTGATGCAGATCCAAGACATCATTTTGCGACACGTGCGCGAGCCAGAAATTAAGCGTAATATTGCTCGTGAGCTGATCGCACTTGCACAGGGTCAATCTCCGCTATCTGTCGTACCGGAGCCCACTTCTGAGCCTGAACCTGCTACGATTGCTATTGAGGCGACAGTTGTAAAAGACGAACAATAGGATTGATTCATGGCGTATACAACCACCACCCGCCTCGGACTAAAGAAGGCAGTGCCGGGCTCTAACCAGCCATTCGAAACTGCTGTATTCAACGAGAACTACGACAAGCTTGATGCTGAGGCAGTTGCTGCGGATACTCGTCTCGATCTGATCGAGGCAAAAAACGGTGATCAAGATTCTCGTCTTACCGTTCTCGAAGCCACCGACGTAGCTTATGACACCAGATTAGATTCACTAGAGGCTTATGATGTTGCACTTGATGGACGCCTTGACACGCTTGAGGGCCAAAACCTTAATACTCGTCTTACTGCTGCTGAAGCGCTAAACACTACTCAGACAACTCGTCTGAACGGCATTGACACCCTGAACACAACTCAGGACTCTCGCCTAACTAGCATCGAAAGCATCAACACCACTCAGAACTCTCGCTTGACATCGATTGAGTCTTTGAACACTTCTCAGGAAACTCGCCTGACAAACATCGAGACTTTGAACTCGACTCAAAACACCACTTTGGCAACTTACGGAACTCGCCTAGACGGCATCGACTCTTTGAACCTAACCCAGAACAGCCGTCTGTCTAATCTAGAGACTCGTATTCAAGGTGGAACTCCATAATGACTACATCAAGCGAACCGCACGTAAAAGTCACCCTACAGACGATTTACGATAAGCAACTGGATAATGAAAGGTTGCTGGTCAGAACCCTTGAGCGCCTAGATGGGTTGGCTGACGTGCCGGATCGCTTGCGTAATCTTGAGATCAGCTCTGCCAAGCAGGAGACTCAAGTAAAGGACATCAAAGAGGCTCAGCGTGTAGCCAAAGGTGCCACTGTCTCTGCTATTATTGCCCTAGGGACGGCAGTAATCGCATTTTTTAAGTAGAGGATAACTATGACTTACGCACTACCGTTCCCAAAGAGCAAAGTACCTAAAGGCGGAGATTTCGGAAACCACGAAGCGCCTCGTACTAACCCACACCGTGGAGTTGATTTTGCTGTTGCCGGTGGAACACCGATCCCTAGCGCTACAGACGGCAAGGTTGTCGTTGACGGCTGGACCGATGTTCTAGGCCACGTAATCGTCATTGAAGACGAAAAGGGCACCTTCTGGGGATACTGCCACATGCGTGAAGCATCAAAGCTAAACCTTACAGATGTAGTCAAGTGTGGCGACATCGTAGGTAAGGTTGGAAACACCGGATCAGCTAGTCGCGGTGCCCACCTTCATTTCACCTGCGGTTATGAGCGAGACTCTTACAAGCAAGGAAAGGTTGTGGATCCAATTGCAACTCTTGAAAAGCGTATCGCTAAGGATAAGGCTGTTGCGCCTACCGCCCCTGTCAAGGAAAGTGTACCTTCAGAGCCTAAAGAACCAGCGAAAGCTGCGGAAGCTCCAAAAGAAGAACCAGCGGTTCCTGCAAAGAAGCCAGCTCTAAAGGGCGAGCTAAAGAAGGGTTCTAAGGGCGAAGCTGTGACTTACCTTCAGGCATCATTCGGATTCAAGCCAACCGGTGTATTCGGTGACAAGACTCACGAAGCTGTAGTGAAGCTACAGAAGGACGGTGGCCTAAAGGCTGACGGTATCGTA